CGTCTTAATTCCTGTGTTGTAGGCAAGATTCCAAAGATCCTTGTCATCTCCAGCAAGAGGCTCGTCTACTTTTCTTAGACCGATTTTTGATAGTTTAAAAGGTTCTTTAGGGGCAGGCTCTGGTGTTTTAGGCAAAGAAAGTAGATCAATCTCTTTTCCTATTTTTGTAAACAAACCCGCACCAGTTAGATCTGTAATTGCCCTTAAATTTGCCGCTTCGTTAGGATACTTTTCTTGGAACGCCTGAAGACCTTCTGCTCCTGCCTGTAAAGCGGCAGAAAACGCTTGCCCTGCTTCCGTCTGCATAAACTCTTGTACGTACTGTAAAGCCTGTTTTTGTTGTTCATCAGTAGCTACGACGCCTATTCCTTTTTCCGCACCAAAAACAAGCGCCTCTCCAAGAGAGTCAAAAAATATTGATACAGGTTCAGCAACTACTTGTATTAGAGCAGAACCTACATCTGTTCTGCCTCTAAAATACTCTTCAGTTACTGGAGCAAACGGGTCTTGTTCAGGGCGCATTGTTTCCATTACCCTCCCACCCAAAGCAGACAAACGCTCTCCTGATCTTTGCAACGGTCCTTCAACAACTCTTTCAACAAAAGATTTTTCTGGAGTTGGTTTTTGTACCTTAATAGAAGCAACACGTTCTTGAGCCATATCATACAGGTCTTCAATAGACGTTTTTTCTTCTGTGTCTACCTTTGGAGACAGCGCCTTTACTTTTTCAGGGTCGCTGCCTTTGGACTCAGCATATAACGAAAGTAATTCTTCTTGAGTATAAGACATTACGGTTTCCTTTTAAAACGGAACAAACTGCTGTTTTTCTTCATCAAAAACAAATTTATTGTTGCTTACTGGATCAGTAAAGAAAACGACCCTTTTGTTGTCTTTAGTCACTGAAGAAAATCCTTGGCTAATGTATTCAGGAGTATCCCAATTAACAGCAGAAGAAAAATCTTGTCCTAGAGCTAGGTTTTTTAAAACAGTTAGGTGATTTTTAATTTTAGTGAGCGCTTCTCTTTGCAAGTCTTCGCCGATAACGGTATTTAAAGTTGCAATAGAGTTTTGAAGCGATTGAAGTTCAAGGTTAGAAACAGCACCCAAGCCTGTACTGCCTCCTCCTAGCTCTTTTAGTACAGCAATTTGCTCAAGACCTAAGAAATTTTTAAGTTGTTGGTACTGAGACTCAACGTCCAGAGCTTCTGTACCGCCTATGTTTCTTGTTATCTGTGCCCAAAGCCCATCAGGAATTTCGTCTTTATCTAACAAAGCTTCAATTTTTGTTATGTTTGCAACAAGCTCAGGAACAGCTTGCACTCTTCTTCTTGCAGCCTCTTCCGATTCCCCTTCTTTAGGCCCTTTATAGTCCGTAGTGTTTATTAACTTTCCGTCCTTAAAGGACAAAACTTGTTCAGACCCTTTTTCACCGATAATTTTAATGTCGTATGTTGGTTTAACTGGAGCTTCTTTTTTAAAAGGAACTTGCTTTCCTATAATATTTCCTTTTTCATCAAGCAAAGCCATTCCGGGAGTACCTTGATAAATCTTTTTCTCTTTAGGCGTCAAGTACTCCATAAGTTGTTCTGCAGTCATGTTTCTGACTCTTGCTACATTATTTGCAGGGTCATCAGACCTAGCCGCCTTTTGTAAAGCCTGACCCATTAAACGGCCTTTTCTTTCTTTTTCTTCAGCAGCCGTATCTAAAGCTTTTTGCGCTTCAATGGCAGCAGCACCAGTAGCACCAGCCTCAGTAAACATACCTTTTCCAACCTGAGACTTAGCTAATGCCGCCATGTATTCAGGACTTCCGGGCGTGTACTTTGCCATTTCTGCCTGCATTGCTTTAGCTTTTTCTCGCTCTCTAAGCTGTTGTGGTAGTGTTGCTGCACCACCAACAGCAGACAACAGTCCACCTTGGACAGAACCCATGGGGCTTGCCATTTGTCTTAAAAATTCTTGTGAAAACTTAGCCATTATTTAACCTCCAAACAACCTTGACCACCAAGTGCCGTCATTGTTTTGATCTGTTATTCCTAAAAAGTCAAACAAACCTCCCGCACCGCCGCCTATGCTTCCACCTGAGCCACCGCCTTGAGGAACAGTAAACGCCTTGTCCAACATACGGCCACCTACTTGACCCAAAAGGTTAGCTCTGGCTCTCTCTTGCAACAAACGTGCCTCAAGGCCAGACATAGCTGTTTCACCAAAGAGGCCAGCGCCGTACTGCTGAAGTGCTGCCTGTTGTGACGCCAGTTGTTGAGACGGTTGAGTAGCAGCAAGTAGTTGTGCCTGAGGTAGGTAACTAGCGCCCAACATCTGTTGACCCAGTTGAGCCTGCTGCATCTGCTCTGCTTGAGCCTGTTGCATAGCTTGTACAGCGGCTGTGTTCTGTGCTTCTTCCTGAGCCTTAGCCAACGCTAGTTGTTCTGGAGTACCTCCAAATTGCGCTGTGCGTACACCAAGCCGTCCTTGTGCTGCTAAACGCTCCTCTAATGCTCTACGCTGTCGTTGTTCTTCAGGAGTCTGAACGGCTCGAATACGTTCAAAAATTTCTTGCTCTCGTCCAACAGTAGGGGCCTGTGCTTGCTCAAAGAACTGCCCAGCACCTCCGAACAACTGTTGTTGCATCATTTGTTCCTGAGGAGACAAACCCAAAGTTGTTGTGAATTGACCAGTAGTAGGATCAATCTGGGTGCCGAATTGTCCGCCAGTAGCAGTGGTTACTGTAAATGGCCTGAACTGGGTTTGCTCTAGACCCATTTGAGCAATGTCTAAAGCTCCCGGAACTTCCCGGCCACGAACAGTTGTGCCAACTAGGGCTTCTTCGCCTATATCAGACAACCGGTCGTACTCTTCTTTTGTCAGAAGCCCACCAAGAAATCCCGGTACGGCAACCTCTGGTTGTAGTAAATAATCTAAAAGGCTCATTGTTTTCTCCTAGTTAAAGCAGCTTTCCTATTAAGGCCATTACGTTAATCTCCTGTAGTGATAGTTGTGAGCCGTCTATTTCTGCTTCTAAGCCCACAACAACACTTGTTCCATATCCTGTTGCATTTAAACTTCTTTGGTTAGTCAAAGCACCACCTGTAAATTCCACAGTTGTGTACTCGCTTTCGTTGAAGAAACCAGTAATCTGGTCCCCCACCGTAAACTCTGCTGTTGCGTACGTACCTTCAAAATCATACGCCCACTTCATAAATACTGTTGCGTTGTTTGCACCAACAAGTGTAGGCTTTAGCTTCTTCAAGATTTTGATTCTGGAACTGTCACCAAAGGTCAAACTTGGGCTGTAGTATTTAAACCGGTAGCCTAAACCGTTGTCCTGATAACCTGTGTACTGACTAATGCCTTCAGATGTGCCTATATAAAAATCACCGTTGTCTAATCGTGCATAACAACTAAAGCCTGTAGAAGGCCAACGAGTAACACGATACGAGCCATTCTCTGTCGTGCCTCTAACGTCGAAGCAGTAGGTGTTGTCTTGACCTACAAAGGTTAATAAGTAGAAACCTTCTTCAGGACTGTAAGCAGATCTAAAGAACGTGTTTTCTGTTTGTAACGCATTAATGATGTCCTTCGTAATGTTTCCAGACAAACTACTAATAGGCATTGACTTTTCTTGAATTGCTCTACTAAAGCTCTTCAGACCAGTGTGTGATAGGAACAACACGTCAGTACCAGTGTACTGTACAGTGTCTCTATCTACGCAACCAACGCCTGCTACAGTGTCAGCCAGTGTCATTGTTGCTGGTGCTTCTGCTCCTTGGTACACAACAATGCTGTGCTTACCAAAGATAATCAACAGACCGTTGTGTGCAGCCAAAGCAACAATTTCGTCATAGCCGTCAGGCCATACTTTTGACACATCAATAGACCCGCTAGTGCCGCCTGAGTAGTCATGGCCAATAAGTAGGTCAGACCAGTAAACAATAGAAGGACTTCCACTAACACCTGTTACCCAGAGACGACCATAGGCTGATAAAACTTCGTTACCTTGTACAACACCGGCAGCACCCGCTACTGAGTCTAAACGCACTACAGACGTCCCGTCGTACACCAAAGGTTCATGAGAAGCTTGGAACAAGTACGCCTTGTCGTTAAAGTTGACAATCTTCCAATTGTCTGCTGTAACCGTGTAACTACCGGGTGTTGCGTCAGTAAGTGTAGTCGTGCCTGTGAATATCTTATTGTTACCTACAGACAAAACTACGTTGCTGCCACTACTTCTATCAAACTCTTTTATAGCCCTGATTGTACTAGAGCCTAACGCTGTCTTGTTAGTTGTAATAACATTATGACCCTTACGTGCAGCAATACGGCCACGTTTGTCAATCACAGCGTTGTCTGCTATTTCAGCAAACGACGGGTCTTGAGCCAACGGCGAATCTTCGGTGTTAATACCTTTGAAGGCCGGTGCTACAAGATTGATACTCTTTAATTCTTGAGCCATATCAAATAGTCCTAAAGTACATTTCCTCAGGATGCTTTGCTGCGTCTATAGCAATAGCGTCAGATAAATACTTATCAGCAATGCTGAAGTATTCAGCAGTAGAAGTTCCGCCTGTTTCTCCACGTTCACGAGCTAACAAAGCCACAGCTAGGTGTATCACAGGTTGTGAAGGCACTAGCAGTGTGTCGGTGTTAGCACTCAAGTCAGCCTGTCGCTTAATTACGTCAAACCGCAAGCTGTACACACCGTCTGGTGTTGGGCCTACTAAAACCTCTGTGTCACCACTAGAGTCCAAACCGTTGTACGTGTAGTACTTAGGCGCACCTTCTACTGCATTAGAAATATACAACGCGTCGTTAAACCAGTTTTTAGTTTGGTACTCCATGAAACAATTTTGAGTATCGTTTATTACTGACATGACTTTTACGTTGTCACTGCTGCCTGTCAGTGAGTAACTGTTGTCGGAAGCAGAAGTAGTTACAACAATAGTTTCACGTAAAGCAGACCAGTCTGTTGCTTCTTCTACTAACTTCTTAGCGTCGTTAATAAAGTCACCAACCATTTTGTTATAGGTTGTACTTGTGACTGACGTGGTCTCTTCTTCACGCAACCGACGTAGTACACTGTTCATTAGGTTTAAATATGTCATGCTAATTTCCTATCTGGATCGCCGGTAAACATGCCTTGATTTATTGGTTGTGTTTTTGGTGTTGTTGTTTGTCTGTCAATAAATTGGTTTATCTGTTGTAGTGCAGTTGGTTGTTGTTGTACGGGCCTTGATTGAACAACTTGTTGTACTTGTCTTGGCTTCATTTGCTCTTCAAAAGGCCTAAACTCAAACTTGTCCTGTGCAGCAGCAATTTCCTGTGCTGTTGGTTGTTTAGCCCCAAGACCAAACAAGCCCAGTGTCGCTAACCCAAGTTGTTGTCCAAGTTGTCCAAAGCCCGCCTCTAGTTGACCGCCTATACCACCAAAGCCTGCCCCTAGTTGCTCTACTAAAGTATCAGACAAACCTTGGATGTTTTCACCCAAGCCTGTACCAAGACCAGTAATTGAATCTACTACTGTTCCAACGTCGGTTCCAAAAGAGTCTGCAAGATTTGTCAAGCCCAGAAGAACATTGGTTTCTAACTCAGTAAGCTCTCCACCAAGGCCCGAACCTAAAGTAACAATGGCGGACGTAATATCGTCTGTCTGTACGCCTAAAGCCTCTGCTAGGTCTTCTACGCCTTGGGTTACTGCTGTAGTTACTCCGCCTACTGCTTCTTCGACACCCGTAAGTTGCTCGCCTAAACCTTCGATGCCTTCAGCAACACCGGATTCAAGATCAGTAACAGAAGTAACTACGTCACTAATGTCTACGCCTAAATCGTCAGAAAGACTTTCTAAACCTTCAAGAATGTTTGTCTGTAGGTCAGTAAGGTCTTCCCCTGTGGTAGTACCTAGTCCGGCAATAGCAGTAAGCAAACCTTCTGTAGACAGACCTAACTGTTCAGCCAACTCGTCAATGCCAGTCTGAACTCCTGCAATATCTTCAGTAATGCCTTCAAACTGGCTATTTAATTCTGTGGCTACTTCTTCAGCTGTTAAACCTGCAGGAATACCATCAACAATTTCTTGGACATCAGCAATAGTTGCGGAAGCCGGTATAGTAATAGCCCCTGCAATTTGCTCAAGCTGTTCTTCAGTAAATCCGTAATTTGCTAAAATGTCACGAATATCATCTGGACTAGCAACTGCCAAATCGCCGATAGCGTCAGTAATAGTAGTTACAGCGGTGTCTAAATCTTCGCCTACTACAATACCTTCTAGCGCTGTTCCTAAGTCTTCAACAGTTAAGTTTTCAGGAAGAGCGTTAATTATCTGGGCAAGCTGTTCGTCACTAAAGTTAAACTCTGCTAACGCATCCCTAACGTCCTGTGCACTAGCTATGTCTAAACCACTTATGGCATCAGTAATCGTGGTTACAGCGGTTTCTAAATCTTCTCCTATAACTACATCTGACAAAGCATCAGACAAATCAGACGTACTTAAACCTTCTGGGAGTGCGTCAATAATTTGCTGTAGTTGGGCTTCGGTAAAGTTAAATTCTGATAGAGCGTCCCTAACGTCTTGTGCGCTGGCTATGTCAAGAGCGCCAATAGCGTCAGTAATTGTTGTAACCGCCGCGTCTAAGTCTTCTCCAACTACAACGCCTTCTAGAGCCTCTGTTAAGTCGCCCCTAGTTAAACCCTCTGGAAGAGCATTAACAATTTGTTCTAGTTGAGCATCACTGAAGTTAAATTCTGCCAGTGCGTTAGCTACGTCTTCTGGGGTTGCTAAACCTGCTTCTGCTATTGCGTCAACAATGTCTTGAGGTGTTGCTAAACCAGCCGCATCTAGCGCGTCAGCAATATCCTGAGGCGTAGCAAAACCTGACTGTGAAAGCGCCCTTGCTAGTCCTGCAATATCTTCTGAAGTAGCTAATCCAGACGTTGTAAAGGCTTCAACTATTTCTTCTAGAGTAGCAAGACCAGACTCTGACAAAGCAGTAGCAATGTCTTCTGGTGTTGCTAAACCAGACTCAGATAAAGCAGTAGCAATGTCTGCTGGAGTTGCAAAACCAGCGTTTCCTAGTGCCTCAACAAAATCTTCAAGAGTCCCGTAAGGCAAATCAGCCAAAGCAGTAGCAAGTTGCTCTGGAGTCAAAACACCAGCCATAGCGGTATTAAAATCTTCAGTAGTTAACAAGCCTGCTTCAGACAACAAAGTAGAAACAGTGTCGCTAATCTGCTCAAGAGACACATCATTAAGCTCAGGGAACGCCTCTTGTATTTGAGCTAGAGTTGGTAAGTCAGCAACACCAAGGGCATTTATAGCGTTAATAATTTCTTCTGTAGTTACCTCATTATCTGCTCTAATTTGCTCTACGACATCACTAAACATTTCTTCAGTAATGCCGGGAGGGTTTTCTTCTGTTTCTTCTTCTGTTCCTGTTGTTTCTGTGGTTTCTTCTTCTTCTGTTCCTGTTGTTTCTGTGGTTTCTTCTTCTTCCTCTGCGCCTGTCTCTGTAGTTTCTTCGACAGTTGTTGTAGTGTCCTCAAGTTCTGAGTCTGTTTCGTCTACAGTGCTTTCGTTGGGGTCTACTACTTCTTCCTCTTCTGTTTCTATGCCTTGTTGATACCTGTCTAATTCAGCCTGTAATGCGTCCGCTTCTTCGTTGTTTCCTGCTTGTCTAGCGGCTTCAATAGCTTCGGTTAGCTGTGCGATTATAGAGCCATCAGCGCTTTCAAAATTTAAATCTCCAGACACAGTCGCGCCTAAAGAACCTGAACCTGAGCCGCCTTCTTGTGACATGCCTAAAGCATTAATAACAGCTTGAGCAGTTCCTGATTCTTCAAAAACATCAGTTAAATCCTGAAAAAAATCAGAAAGGTCTCTAGTTATTTCAGCTACTACGGGGCTTCCAAAAAGTCCTTCTGCTGCTTGGAAAAATGCTTCATATCCAATAGTATTTCCGCTAGGCAGGACTACGGCATATCCACCGCCTTCCGCTAAGATCAAAGGAAACTCTTGTCCATCAGCAAGCTGTACAGTGTCCTGAGTAAGGCTTCCTAGACTTTCTTGAATGTTTTCTAATATTCCAGAATCTAACAGTTGATTTACTAATTCAGTTTGCAAACCAGCAGTAAGAGCAGATTCTAATGCCTGTCCAAAATCTACTTCTCCTGTCATAGCCAGTTGAGTAGCACTGCTCATTATACCGGCAGAAGTAGCAGCAGCAGCCGTTGCTCCCATTGACGGAGCTAAAAACCCAGATAAAGCGTTTCCACCGTAAAAATTTAAAGCAAGAACAGCTGCCATTTTAAAGGCGTCACCTAAATCAAACCCGTCGCTAAGTTCGACCATTTTAACAGGAAAAGAGCCATTCCAGTGGTACTCGTCACCATCAGAATTATACGTTATAAGTTGAACATTGTAGTCCGTGAGTAGTTGTTGGTAATTAGCGTCTCTATCGAACAAACTAAAAGAACTTTTATGCTCACTGGTTCTCCAACTTCGGTAATCGTCCCGAAGATCCTCATCACCATACTGGTCACTATCATCTGGATCGTCCGTTTCGTTACGCCTGTCGTTTTCTCTTTGTCGTAAATCTTGAGGGGAATAAGTAAAGTCTTTCCACTCTTCGTAGTTATATGTTTCCCACCAGTTATAAGTGTCTGGGTCTGACTGTTGTAATTCGTACAGACTGTCCATGTACCCAATAAAGTTCTGGACGGACCCAAAAGTATTATCGTATTGTCCTTTAGAGTTGTAGAGACTTCTTAGTCCTGCGTGACCCGTGGCTGTTTTTACTTCCGTAACACTTGATACAGGTCTTTCTTGTCCTTCATCAAGATCTCTAGCAGAAACGTATACGTACTCGCGCTGGCCTGTTTCTTCTTCTCGTGCTGCTCTTTCGGCCCTTTCTTCGGCTATTCTAGCTTCGTATCTTTCTTGTACTTCTTGAAGTCTTAGTTGCTCAGCTTCTTCCATTAGTTCAACACGATCAATACCAGTTTCACCACCATCAGAAGTTTCAGGATCAACGGAGCCTACAGGATCTGTAGAGTAAACATTTTCGTCACCCTTAGAATTACCCGTAACAGTGCCTTCAGGATTAATTCCAGTTGTAGTAGAAGCATCAGAAGTAGTACCAGAAGCAGGCGACGTAAGCATACCGCCATCAGTGCTAACAGGCTGAGTTGTCACAGTTCCGCCATTAGCCCTTACATAATTGTCGGCTTCTCTTAAGGTAGCAAATTCTTGTGTACCTACGTAATATGCCATTTACTTTTCCCTCGAAACGCCCTTGGTTTTTTCATAAGAGCGCATAGCGCCAAGACCAAGCATACCCATTAGTACAGGCATCATAGTCTCTAGGTCAATCAGTGGTATAGTAACTTCAATAGCCAACAGAGCTAGTACAAAATTAGTGAAAGGTATGACCATAAAATTACCAGTCATACCTAAGACACAGCACCAGCCAACAGCAGGTCTCCATCCAGAGACAAACAAGGACTTGTGTGCTGCTTCTACTTTGTTAACCTCTAGCTGTGCCTTAGCAAGCTCCTGAGCGTGTCTCTGAGCCATTGTAGCAACTTCATGGGCCAGCCTAGCCTTCTGGTCCTTGTC